TATTGGTTTCATCATCATCATAAACCCAATCTCCGCCTACAGACCATATACCCGCATCACTTGAACTTGTTAAATCGTCTATATAGACAACTGCTTCTGGAGGCGCACTACCCCCTGCACCAAACCCTAGAATTTGATATCCAAAACTCATATTTTACTCCAATTAGGCATCGTTGGCTGCATCAGTGGTAAAGAATAACTTTATACCGAGTAGTCGCGCATCTTCTGCCATATCATCGTTACCATCAGAAACATCTCTAAATATCCTAAAGAAACACATATCTGCATCAGCAGGGCTTCCTGCTATCGTAATTGCACCGCTTTCTGCGGTTACACACAAATCTTCTGCAGCACTTAAAGCGTCATCTGTTACAACCACTGCAGTACCATATGCAACGTCAATAGTATCATTATCAGAGACTGCTACGCCTTGCAGACCCCAAGCAACACCATCCGTGTCCGTTGCAGTAGTTGTCCAAAAAACCTGAAAAGTAACTGTGCCTTCATTCCAGCTTTTTGGAAATGCAATTTGAAACTGAGCGTGTGTATCTGCCGAGGCTTCAAAGTCCAAAACATTCATGTCAGGACGGCCAGAGGTTGTTTCTGCTGTGGTTAACGACGCACAACCATTTGTCGCAGTGGGGGTCATAGCCGCTGCAGGTACAAAGATAGTCTCTTTACCTGCCGTCTTAATCGCTGCACTTGAAACTGTAGGGGCTTGTGTAAAGTTAACCACACCGCCAGAGGAGATTGATAGCGCATCTGTATCTGATGCAGAACCAATAGTGCCAGCATCCTTAATGACAATATCATCCTTAAATGTAACAATACCTGCAGAAGATATGGTCATCGCATCGGTTGCAGATGCAGAACCAACCGTCCCATCATCAGGCACGGTGACATTAGTGCCTGTAAGAGCTACTGTTCCTGCAGTTGCAGGTAAAGTTATTGTCACATCCGCTGTAGATGCAGGGCCAATGAGAGTGACAGCGTTTGTGCCATTGTCACTGTCCTCAAAAAACTTCACAAAACCAGCACTGGTTGCGCCATTTTTAAGATCAGCACCCGCATTAATTACAGGGGTCGTTAGTGTTTTATTTGTTAGCGTAGATGTAGAAGCATCTGATACTAAAGTTGAGTTACCGCCTGTGCTTGGTATGGTTAAAACATTGTTAGCACTTTCTGAGTGAGGCGCAGCTTTTATTTGCTGTCCATGAGTGTTGGCTTCACAGTTGAATTGAATAGTGCCTTGGTTAGTATTACCTCGAACAGTTACATGGCCTGTGCCATTTGGGGCTAATTCTAGATCAGCGTTTGAAGTGGTCACAATATCCTGACCATTCATGTCTAGATCACCGCCCAACTGAGGTGACGTATCTTCGACGACATTTGATATAGCACCAGAGGTAGCAAGTCCTGCAACTACAGCAGACCTCTGAATTTTCTTTAGTCCACCACCTGACGTATCAACAGCTAAGAAAACATCATCGTTTGCAACAGTAGCTATTTCAGACAGAGAACCTACAGCTACGGAATTAAAGTTTGTGCCGTCTGCGATAAGCAAATTACCTGCAGTATTTGTTCCCAGTGTTAAATTACCGCCAACACCAAGATTACCTGAAGAGTCTAATGTAAGAGCGGTGCTAGTGCCTATCGCACTGGTGCCAATTTTAAACTTGTCACTGTCTCCATCGTCTACACCCATTGTAAATGTCTGTGTGCCAGACAGCGCAAAGGATAGGAAGGGGTCGCCATCAGTCGCAGTATTGTCGATGACTAATCCGGTGGTTCCACCCGCGCCTCCAAGGGTTAGGCCGGTATCTGCAGCATGAGTGACCGTGATATCATTATCAGAACCAAAACCAAGAACTGCACTATCGCTATCTAGCTTGAGATCATTACTAACTGTAACTGCAGTAGAGGCGTTCATATCAATGGTTGCTTCGCCATCAATACGCAGAACACCATCAGAGCTTTGTTGAATAAAGCTTGCGGTATCTCCAAACTGTATCTTTTCTGTGGTCGTTAAGAGAATGTCATCAGAAAATTTAAAATAGTCTTCATCTTCCATCCATGTTAATACGCCATCTGCAGTATTACCATCAAAGGTTACAACAATATCAGTATCGGCTCCTGTACCAAAAGTAATAGTGTTGCTTAAGAGCTTTTCAATAGCTCCTCCCTCACCATCTGTACCATCATGCTGATGGCCTCCTGTTTCAAAAGCGGCATCAATAGCATCAAACTCTGTGGTAAAATCAGACGCTTGAATAGTTTCCCCATCTACAAAATTTGTTGGGCTTGTTTTTGTATAAGCTGTACCCATTACATTCTAGCTCCCGGTGTAAATTCTAATGAAAATCCTTTTAAAGTATAAGTAGGATTTGTACTTGTATCTGTAAACTTTAGTGCCAATGCAAAGCCTGAACCTTCTACAGATTGGCGGTACAGGGGTGTGTATATTGCTGCGCCATATTCGGCTGTATTCATTATAGCACTGCCATAAAAAGCAGACCCCGCAGGATCAAGAAGATCATACAGTGCAGGGCTAGGCAAAAGAATATCTCCATAGTCATATTCAAGATTCATGTCTACACCAGCTACAGTGCCTGTTCCAAGATAGTTTATAACTACCCTTTGCATATTTTTTCTTATTCCTACATCACCCATATTGTAATCAATTGTTCTGTAAGTACAGGCCATTGTTACGCCATCAAAAGTGCTTCCATTTTCTTGTTGATATACGTAGCCATTATCAAAGTCCCCGTGAAGAACAGTGTCTTGATTAGATATGTTTCCATGAGCAGCACTCATAGGTTTAATGCCCTTTAGATCAGCATACTCCCAACCAATTTGACCTGTATCCGTACCTCTCTTTAGAACAGCCATAAGACCTGTAGAGTTAGCATCTGTAGCTGCACCGCTAGGATAGTATATTCTGTATTGACTTTTTCCGCGTATGACATGCGAGGAGATATTATCTATTTGACCCGCATTTAAACTAATTAACCTTGCCTGAACTTGCTTAGAAATCGTCCCTAGCTCCGTATCGCCAATCTTTTCAGTACCCGCGATAGTTCTTAAGCCGTCAGGAGCAAGGTAGATAAGATCACCTCCTATTTCTTGAATGCTAAAACGAGAAGAACAGCCTATGTTTCTTGTAACCGGCTGCAGCACAAAGTCTGCTACACTAGAACCGGCTAACCTGTATATGCTGTCTTTACAAAAAATAACCAAAGTTTCACGAAATTTTGCTAATCCTACAATTTCATCTCCCACAGATATCTGCCCTGCGCCAGAAGCAACACTGAAATCATTTTCACTGTAAGGTGCGCTAAACTGGACTAAGTGTCTGTTATTAGTCATACCCGAAAAGAATAGGTGGTTTTTATGCTCCACAACAACTTCAGGTGCCGCAGGTTTAGTTCCTGCTCCAGAACCTGCACCTCCTGTTAAAGGTAGGTAAGTGTTTCCATCATACGTGGCGGCATCGTTAGCTCCGTCAGCCATTGCAATTTTTTCTGTACCCGTCCAGTTATAAACGGAGAAAGAGTAACGTTCTGCATCAGAACGATTGCTAGCGATAGAAGTCCATCCAGAGCCTGAACTAAACATCACGTTAGCGCCCCGTGCAGCAACTACTTTATCATTCCATACTGCTATACCAAGTATTCCGCCTGAGCCAGTAACCTGATTATCATCAAACTTAGTAAACCCAAGAATTTTAGAGTAGCCTCCAGTTACAGAAGGTTCATAGTTTTCAAGAGTCACTGCTTCTCCGGGCTTTGCAACAAAAACACTTTTGTCAAGAACAAGACCGCCATCGCAGTTTACAGGAAAGGCTTGTATGGGCATTAAACGGCTCTCATATAGTCTTTTTGATTAAGAAGCTCTGTTTTCATTCTGCGGATACCATTCTCATAGTCTCTAAATGCAAACTGTGCAGCTTGATCGTTACCTCTAAGAATATGTACGTAGTATTTTACACGGGCTACAATTACATCTTGATACCTTAGAGGGATTTTTGGAGTGTCATTAAATAGAGACAATTCTGCAGAAGAGTCATAGAAATCAAACTCAACCTCATACTGAGTGTTTTCAGGTATCGGAGTAACTCCAAATGCAACATCACTCCTGATGCGGTATACGCAATCAGGCGCACCAAACCCACTATCGGGGGATGAAAGGGATAAGAACTCACTTTGCCTGTAGGAAGAATGATACCTACCTAATCCTTCATGGTACTCTTCATAAGATTTATACTTTAGAGGTTTTGCTGAAGCGTCCTCTTCAAATACTTCTATAAAATCTATATCAAGATTTTGAGATGCAGTATTGCTAAGACTTATGAAAGTCTGCTGAGTTGATGCAGTAAACCTAGCCGTTTTTATTTCTCCAGCGCCAACATTTGAAATAGTAAATGTTGTGGATAAATCAGAATCTTTATCGCTGCTAGAACCAGCAAAAACATTAAGAGTTTCAGAAGTAGCTGAAGAACTGCCCGAAGATATTCTTGCAGTAATTCTATATGATCTATTTTCTACTGTAGGTATGGCCTGATCAACGCAACCAGCGTTTAGCCGAAGAACACCCGCTGCGTATCCGCCATTGCCGCTAATGTCATTACTAACCGCTGGAGTGCCTCCTGTGCTAGTACCTGCAGGGTCAGAACTACGGCTAGACCAGTAAGAGCCAAGAGTAATTGTCTTGTCAAACTCTCCCTCTTTAATGAGGTTCTGTGGGCGCAGAAAAAACCCATCATAGTCTACATCAGTGCAGAAAGTAACAACTCCAGAGGTAGCCGTGCGGGTAGAAGATACGCCTGTTATAGTTTCTGCTGCCTGAAACTCTCCTTCAATAGGTTCTATAAGCATGTACTGCTCATCTGAATGACCACCATGCGGAGGTACTCTTCGTAGAATACCCTTTGCAGAGGACGTTCCTCCTGTAACAACCTCGTTGAGGGTGAAGGCTCCGCTAACACTAGAAACTACTACCTTTACAGGGTATTTATACTGACCTGTACCGCCAAAGAGAGTGTACCTCGCACTGTGGAAATGCCAAGGCCACTGAATGTACTCGGCATCTATATCGCGTATGGCTTTATTAATGCCTACTTTAACTGTGGTCTGTACACCTCTTGTGCCGGACAAACCTGCAGCAGTTTCTGCAACAGTTGTTTCGTTTATATCGAACAGAACAGAGTTTATTAATTCTACATAATTCATGGTTTGCCTAACTGTTAGCTAAAAATAATTCATCTATAGATAGCACCGCTTCTAGCCTATTAGCAGTTTCTGCTGTAAGTTTAATAGCGTCTCCCTCATTCAAATTTAAATCTAAATCTAGAATAAGGTAGCTATGTGAAGCTATTGCAAATTCATTTACAATAGAGTATGTAGCACTCGCACTAGCATCGGTTATCTGTACGGTAATGTCCGTTTGATGTCCTGAGGTTTGGGCTATAACAATTTTTTTTAATACAGCATCGTGACCAGCAGGAACGGTGTAGACTGTTGTTTGATCTGTGCTGCTAAGAGCAACCCCTGCATTTCTTAGTCGAACTGGACGGGCTAGTGCGTTTGTCAAGAGTCTATCCCCTTAGTTTTTTTTATAGCGGGTGCAAAATTAGTCCCAATAGAGGACACGCATTCAACATCAGGGTTGATGTCGGCTACTCCCGTTAACGTGTAGCTTTTAGTTTCAGGGTTTATATACATTGTAAAAGTTATGCTGTATTGAAAATCTCTGAAAGAAAATGCAGGATACTCTCCAATACTTTCAGCTTGAATTTTAATAGTACCTATAGGAAAACAAAGGTTAGAAGCCTCTTGCGATTGGCTTGGTTTTACCGCTATAAAAACCATTGCAAAAAAAAGCAACGCCGCCGAAATCCGCTTCATATCACATACCCCAAGCTTTCTTTAAATACATCTGAACAAGCGTTGATTTTGTAAACATGCTCTTTTGAGTTTCCATGAGATAAGCATTTACCTCATACATATTTTGCAAAATAAAAGACTGTTCGTAAGATACATTAGAGGACATCCATCCAATTATGTTTTGTCTAAAACCTTTAGTGACCTTCCCTACTCCATGAGGGTATATGATAGGAAATATTACAGCTTCACCTGCACCTAGCTTTTTACCTATCCTGCCTACTGAAGTATCTAAAATAAATTCTCCACCTTCGTAATCGTCTGATAAATTTACGCTCCACCCATAGTCAAAGAATACATTTTTTGATTTAGGGTTAGCCTTAAAAGAATCTACGTGTAAATCGTAGTAGTCGTCTTTAAAATATTTGTTATAAAAGTTTACTGATACTCTAGTAGGGCAATACACGCTGTCTATATAGTGAGTATCGTAAAATTTGTCTGTAATGAGTTTTCTAACTTCATCTGGAACGCTGTTAGACTCTTGATTGCTTTTTATGCTTTCTAAGTCAGCGGCAGTCTCTTTTCCGCTTTTGTACGTGTTACTATCTATTTTGTCCAAACAAAAATTTACTTCATCTTTAGTAAGTAGCTTGATAAACATATGACCTCCATCAATTCAATATCATAGCAAGAAGGGTGGGGTTTTTAAAAGGAACCCCACAGAAACCTTTAGTACATTTACGTACCCGACGAAACCGTAGCCGCTTCCGTAAGCGGGTTGCGAGAAATGTCAACCAAGCAAACGTGAACGCGGAAACGAGCAGCACTTTCACCAGACGAACCAGCATCAAGGATGAGGGCGTCAATCGTGTCAGCACTTGTTAGGATACGAGCGTTAGCCCCGGAAGCCCCAACAGCGGCTTCAAGGAACGGTGTAAAGCCAGCAGCAAGCACAGAACCGTCAACAAAACAGTCTACGTCACCACCAGTAATACCGATATCCAGAGTAACCTGAGCATTACCACGCGCTTCAAGAACTTCAAGCGCACCGGCAATAATCATGCTATCCGCAGGAACGTCAACCAACTGGACGACATCTCCACCCGCACCGCCATCGGCAGTGTCGTGGACCTGCGAAGTGATCACATAAGGAGTAGGCATACGCGAAGGATGACCAACGGTCCCACCTCCGGTAATAGTACGATCAATAGTAGCCATAAGTTATGTCCTCCCCTTAGCTGTAATCTACAATGCCGAGGCAGAGAGCCTCTGGACGAATGACCTTACGGCCATAAACGTGCAGACCGCGAACCACATCCGAGAACGAATCGGGATCGCGAATAACTTCTGTCTTAGCAATTGAGTTGGCAGTCGCCATGCCGGAAATGTGACCAGCAAGAACAATGTTCTCACCAGTACCAACGCCGGAAAGCGATACCATGTCGGTCGTAGTCGTAGCATCCGCCGACTGACGGAGTGCATTTGACTTGTAGAGGCTGAAGCCCATAATCTTCTGGTTCGTAACCAGACCATTACGGAGCGGGGAACTAGCGTCACCCGTTACCTGAACTTCAACGATCTTCGCACCCGCTTTGTACAGGTTTTCATAGACACGCGGGGGCGCTACAAACCAACGGTTCTCTTCAGGAACGTCCTGCTCATCGAGCTTACGAGCCATAAGAGCCATAAGGTTTACAACGTCATCACCGGCATCGGAACCAGTAACCGTAACTGGAGTACCTGAAGTACCAAGATTGGAATCGGTTTCAACCGTGCCAGAAGCACCCTTGATACCCGCATTGTCAATCATGGCCTGAAGTACGTTCTTGTCGTAGTTACGTTTCAGCGAAAACGCACCTGAAGAGGTGGCAAGCGCCTCAAAGTTCACATGCGACTGACGCTCTTCGATGTCATCCACCTTAAACGCAAACGCCTGTGCCTGATCTACCGTCAACTGGATTTCGTCATCTGCCAAGTCCTGCGGCGTAACCACAGAGCCTCGCGAGTATGCGGAAATCGTAACGGTAGGTTCTTTCATAATCCGAACCGTGTCACCAAAGTTCTCAATTTCTCCTGCGTAGTCAGTATTGGTAATGTCTTCGACTACCGACGCACGGCGGAAAAACTTAAGAACCTTTTGGCTATAGATTTCGGCCTGAAAATTACCGGTAGGTAGATTACCATAACCGGCTGATACGGAAACAGCCATATCTCAAGTCCTTTCTTTATAGTCTATCTATTAACGATACGTCCCTCCGCTTGAGCCTGATCCAGTTCTGATTCAACTTTTTCAAATTCATGCGGTTTGAGTCTACGTATCTCTGAAGTAGTCCACACCTTTTTGTTTGCATTCGAGTCTGTAGCAACATTAATGCCTTTAGTCCTTGTTACGGCTTCTGCTGCTGCAGCCTGTTGTTTGCGAGGTCTGCCTACTTTTTTGTTTGAGCCAGTATCGGCCTTGTACAAGTCAAGAACGCGGGAAGCCCATTTAACATCTTCCTTGTTCTTCGTGATACCATCTGAAAGGCTAGGTGGCTGCTCCTGAAGCCAAGAGGCAAACTTTTCAGACTTTTTAATTTCTGAGAAGTCAGGATGCAGGGCCAGCAATTGCTGATAAGCACTTTTAGCTTTTAGCTGCTCTTCCTTCCGAGAAAGATGCGAAACTTGTTCACGAAGTTCAGCAAGTTCTTTTTCAGCATTCTTAGCAGTAATCGCTTCAACTACATTATATACGTCAGGATAGTTTTCTTTAAAGTTCTCAATATTGGCGTCATATTCTGGCGCTTCTTGTTCTACGGGTTGAGAAACAAGCTGTTCCTTTTCCTCTCTCCACTCATGGAGTTTGGAGTCGTAGTGCTTCTTTAAATCATCATAACGTTTTTTGTAATCATGCTCCTCCGTCTGCACTTCAGAATTATTCTGAGAGGGCTGAACGGAAATGGTTTCATCGTCAAACTGGTTAGTGTCTTCAGCGTCTTCCTCTAGGGTAGCTTCCGGGTCAACTACTTCATCGTCCTTGTACACATCAGATTTGTAGCTGCCTTTATAAGGGCCTAGTTTCTCATCTTCTTTAGCTTGTACTTCTTTAGTCATTTTTCCTCCTTACGGGGCCTATAAAAGGGTAGCCGCAGTTGGGTTTGGTACTACGCAGGGCCGTTAATTAACGGGTAGCTGCATCTTATTTTGCAATGTACGTTGTCGTACTTGCATTTTCTTCCTTTCTCTGTAACTCTTTATCAGAGATTGGAGAAACTCTTGTCTCATTATTTTGAGACATAAAACTTTGTTGTTTCTCTAGCGCGAGAGGCGTTCCCCCTTCCGGGGAACTGTTGTTGGGGCTAGCGGGTTTTCTCTTGGGCAAAGGTACGGAATTAGGGGTGTATGTAGACGACTCTGTATCCTTATAGACCGTATGGTTCCCTATGGTTTTGTAGATTTTTAATCTTCCTCTTTTGACCCCCTTGTCAAAAAAATCCTGACCATCCTTAGTTGACCCTGCCTTAGAATTTTTATTTCTATAGTAGGTGGAGCCTTCGGTAACGTCATCTAATTTACCTGAAATTTGCTTTTCGGCTATATCCACAGCCTCTTTCCAAACGGGGCTGTTAGGAGCATCGTTATACAGTTTATTATTATATCCTGTAAACTCATTACCCTTTCCACTAGGAAGCTTTGCGCTTATAACCTGATCAAAAGTTTTTTGATTTTTAAAATTAGTTTTTGTATCGAAGAGACGATTTGCAACAACATTAGCTATAACTTGCATTCCTTCTTTACCCTCACCCCCAGCCTCTGAAACAAGAAGCCTCGCAAGATTATTTACTTCGGGATTTTTAACCCCATCAATACCTTTAGCACCACGCACAGGAATCTGCCTCTGACCCGGACGGGCGGCTTGTTCCTGCTGCTGGGGCTGCTGTTCTTGCTGTTCCTTTAACTTTTTCTCTGTCTCTGCTTCGCCACGCTTGTTGATCTTTTCAAGCAAGTCCGTGCCAATCATTTCAGCTAACTCAGGGGGGATGTAATATTCTTTGTTAGACACAGCAATATCAACAGCACCATCAACCTGCTTAGAAGGAGATTTTAGTGAGGCTAGTTCTATGTTAACACCTTCCCTCTTAAGCTCTTCAATTGCGGGAGCAAGTATGCGCTTTTCAAAATCAAGCCGCCCTACTTTTGCTATTGCAGAGGCATTTATAATAAACGCCCCTTCAGGTGCATCCATAGGAACATCATCAGCTACACCCGTTTCATTTTCCGCTCCCGGCTGTTCAATCATACCAGCCACCTGATCGCCAAGGGCTAATTGCTGCATCTGATTTTGTATGGGAGTAGCTTGCACTTCTCTTGCCCCCGGAGCAGTAACCTGACCCGGAAAGGCTGCAGGATCGGAAACGTCAGGGTCAGGGTCAGGATCAGGGTCCATGCGATTGTCAAACTGCTGCATCTCCTGAAGGTTTCTCTCTCTCGGCAGTAGCGGAGGCTCCCCACCAACTTCCTCAGAAGGGGCTAACGGCGCTTGTTCTTCACCCATAGTAAGAGTAACACCCAAGCTAGCAGCAAAAGCTCTAAGCACAGGCGGCTCATTCTGTTCTATTAACTGCATAACCTGAGCTTGCTGTGCTTCAGCCATTTGCCCTACGTTACTTGTAAATTGATCTTGTGTTATTTCCATTATCTTTAACCTTAGTACTGTAGGTCTTGCTGATTTTTAGTATCAACGATTAAGTGAATACGATCTTCTCTTGAGTTATTTTCAGCCCAGTGTTTTAAGCCTGTGTTTAAGAAATAAACCCTACCGTCATTTTTAAAATGTTCTGTTATCTTATTTCCATTACGATCTATAACACACATCAAGCAATCTTTATTAGTTATAAGAGGAATATGGTAGCGAGTGATATACGAAGGGTCATAATCTATATGAGGTTTAATTTTAAAATTGGGGGCTAAATTTGCAAACCTTACCCTCGCTAACGGTGCCTTGAAACAATTTAAAACTTTTTTAATTTCTCCTTGAACAAGTTCATTTCTTATTCCGTAGTTATATTCATCAGCCTCTGGTAGATAGCTCGGATGATCTGGGTCTAATCTTTTGCTTCTTTGAAAAATAGTCGTCTTATCGTAAGAGACATTTCCAGACCTTTTTGTTGAATCAAACTCAGTTAAATATAGCTGTTTATATTTTTTTCCTTGTAAGAAAGGAGCGCCGTCTTCTTTAAAAAACTTTTCCTTGCAATAAGAATTAGCGGCTGTAAAATCTTGCATACCTCTTTTAGTGTTAAAGTGTGAGGCTGGAATGTTTTTCCCCTTCACTAAAGGGTATTGAATAACATTTATATCTTTGTATTTTTCTGTATCAAAAAGTTTTTGTTTATGGCAGTAAGCAATCAGAGCTTCAGTATCTACTTCAATATCTTTAACAACGCATACAGCCGGAAGCTCTTTTCTATTTTTTCTGGAGTAATTTGCTCTCATAAAAAAAACTCCTTTTGTTTAATGTTTCTAATATGAAACCGGCTAAGTCATACCTATTAAGTCTAACCTGTTTAGGATTCTTGTGGTGTATGTCGTGGTATCCTTCACCAGCAGACAGAATGTTTATCCATTTGTTTGTTCTTGGCCTGAAGTCTTTATGTCCTGCTGCATTAAAAAACCCGTAACCCAAGAAGCCTAAAATAAAAGGTACAGCTATAAAAATAAGAAATACATCAATACCTATCAGCAAAGCTATTAACGCAGCGGAGAGATGAATATGTTTCCAGTATTGATGAAAAAACATAATTCTAGAATTTTTAAGCTCATCTTTAATATGCTTTCTTGGAATACTTTTGCAAGTCCATCTATTAAAAAGAACTTTCCAAAACCCCTTAATATCTGGAGAGTGGGGATCATCCACAGTATCTGCAGTGGCATGATGTATCCTGTGTGCGCCTATCCACCCAAGAGGTGATCTTGCTCCAGTAAGGGTCACAAGAAACAAAGCAAACACTTCATATACTTTAGATAGTTCAACCTGTTTATGGCAAAGACTTCTGTGTAGCCCTATGGAAATTCCAAAAATAGCAATAAACTGATACCAGAGAAAACCAAAAAACACACAGGTTAATAGCTCTACCACTTATATTTTTACCTTAGAAAGTATTTTCTTTTTCACTAGCCACCCTACGGCAAAGAATAAAGGGCGGACGGTGTACTTCATCGACCTGTAGTACAGAGGAAGCTTCTGTCCTCTCAATTCTTTCCGTATGTTTATTGTTCGACGCTTGGCAATCCTTTCAAGGGCGGTTCTTATTACTTTATTTGTAGGCATTTTCTTAACCAGAGGCATGACTAATTTATGATACCCTAGCTCATATTCCTCTGCAGCCATGTGAGACTTTTGATATTTCATCCACAGAGCATTGCGATATGAACCGAAACCGTACATCTGGTTCATAGCAGTGCAGATTATTTTGCCCTTATTGTGAACAACTAAACCTTCAACAACAAAAGTATGATCACCATCTAAGGTTAAGTTGTAAACTTTAAAGTTTGAGTCTTCGTGCAAAACTGTTGGGTCTTTAAAAGTAATGTAAGTTACACCGTCTCTGCTACTTTTCCAAGCAAGCTCATCCTTTTCTGTTATCTCATGGATAACCCCGTCTGCATTTTCAGACGCAACTTTTTCATAATCTTCCGGCCAACTTTCTTTGTATGCTTTAGGATTAAAGTTTTTCCATCCTTCTTTTGTCAGGATTGGGTGCATTGAGGTAACAAACGGTTGTTTGCCATTGAAACCATGAATTTTATTAGCGCCTAAGTTAAATACTGGAGTGGCTATAACTGTATTAGCCTCTCCATCTACGCTCATAACTTTATCGCCAACTTTAATATCTTTTATTTGTTTGTTTGAACCATCAAACATTGTAACTTGAGCCGTGGGAATAAAACATTCCTTATTATGAACAATATAATTATTTGCTACAAAGGTTTTGTCATTAGCCACTGAAAGATTATAAACCGTCAGATCAGGGTCGCAGCCTTCAACAATAATATCTTCAACTAGTACCCATTGATTGTCGCTACGTAATAGTTCACAATCATTTTCAATTTTAATTAGGTCTTTACCGCCCTGCTCGTTAGCAATTTCTTGGTATGCAGCGGGGCGATGATCTTTAAATTTTTCAGGTTCAAAGCAGCCCCATCCCTCTTTTGTCATAAACGGGTGATATGCTGTCACAAAAGGCTTATGACCATTGAAACCATATAAAAATGGAATATCTGGCTTTTTAATATGAGTGGCTTTAACCTTATTAGCTTTACCATCTTTACCAGCAACAAGATCACCGACTACAACTTTTTCAATGGCTTTTGTAGAACCCTCTGCCATTAGCACTAGAGTCCCTTGAACAAAACAATCGCCGCCGGGGCCGCCGGTTTCGCCTGAATCCTCGATTCCGCCTTCGGCTTCGTTTGCGCCTATGCCGTCCGCCAAGCCGTCATAATCTCCGCCGCCGGGGCCATCCAGCGAAGCCTGCGCCGCTTCCGCCGCCACATCAAACGCAGCCCCGAAAGCGTCAGCTACAGATGTTGAAACAGCGTCAGCAATCCCCTCTGCATCAACGCCAGCAGTGCCTCCGGGGCCTCCCCGGCCACCACCCGCTCCACCTCCTCGCGCCCCTGCGGGTGTACCGGGATAGCCAAACCAACCCGTTTGAAAAGACGTTGCTAAAGCCGTCGCAAAGTCATTAATTGAGTTATAAGAAAAGTTTCCGTCTGGGTCCATAGAACCCCCCTCAAAATCACCCCAATCTACACCTTCTATACCGCCCGGATCAGGACCTTGTCCGG